ACCGTCTGACCAGTTGCGCCGACCTTGCCCGCGCCTGCTGCCGGCACGAGACCGCGAGGCTGGCCGGTGCCGGTACCCAGGGTATGGTGGCGGTTCTGGATGCGCCCGAGACGCAGCTGAAGCAGATTCTGGATATACGACTCGATGTTGAAGAACGAATCCTGGATCAGCTCGAATGGCAGTGCGATCGATTTCGACGAGTACTTGTACACGTCCAGCGATACCAGGCCAAAGCTGGTGTCTTGCTTGGTCACGGCAGCGTTTTGGCCGACGATCTCGCCTTCTTCGGAGGTGGCATCGGCGGTCGGGAACGGCAGCTGGGCGCCGGTTGCGGTCTGGAATTGAGTGGCCACGCTGCGCACAGCGAAGGCGGCCTTCATTGCCTGAATCAGCGTCGTGCTGAACTCCGGCGCGACGGTATAGCCGCCTTCCGAGCCGGTGGTGGTCGACATGGCTGCGCGGATGTCCGGGCTCACGCGTGCGCGCATCGAGCGGCGCTGATCATCGCTCAGGGCCGACAGGCCACCGGAGAGCATTGCGCGCAGAGCGGTGGTTTCTTCAGTCTGCGCGCCGCCCGGGCGAGTTGCAGCAGCCAATGCAATGGCATGCTGGCCTTCCGACGTCTCACCGGCCAACTGGGCGATGCGGTTTTCGCGTGCGATCTCGATGTCGATCGCCTCGACTTCGGCCAGGAACGTGTCCAGCTGGCCAGCCTCGGCTGCCGGCATGCGCTGGTCAGTCGGGTACTTGTTGTTCAGGTCGTGGACTTTCTTGGCCACGGTGTCGCGTTGTGCGCGCAGGTCTGCGAGCTTGGTCATGTAAAACCTTTCGAAGGGGGTGGTCCGCTCTCGCGGCCGTTGGGCATAAAAAAAGCCACCCGGAGGTGGCTGGCTTAGTGGCGCGAGAGAGCGTCAGCTAACTTGGAGGCGGGCCATCGTGGCGATGCGCTGATGCTGGCGCGCGCGGTGCTCTTCGGTGGCGGCCGGGTCGACCTGGCTGGGATCGGGCTGCGCAGGCTTCGGCGCGTGCGCATATGCGCTCATGTCCCACGAAGATTCGACCTTCTTGCCTGCAGCGATGCGATCGACGAGGCCCGCAGCGACGGCTTCGTCGGCGGTGTACCAGGTTTCGGCGTCCATGGCGGCGCGCAGGTCTTCGACCGACATGCCGCTTTTCTTTGCATACTGGCCAGCAAGCGAGGCGTCGATTTTCGAGAGCAGGCCCGCGGTCGACGTCATGTCGTTCGCGTTGCCCATCGCCCAGGTCCAGGCGTTGTGGATCATGTAGAAACCGCCGTCGGCGATCTCGACCTCGTCGGCCGCAGTGGCGATGACTGTGGCGGCGCTGGCCGCGTAGCCGTCGATGTGCGCGATGACCTTGGCGCCGGTGTCACGGATGGCCTGGCAGATGGCCTGGGCCGCGAACACGTCGCCGCCCGGGCTGTTGATGCGCAGGTGGATCGTGCCGCCCTTGATGTCACGGATCTGCGGCACCAGTGCCTCGGCCGAGACGCCGCCCATCCAGTAGGCGGTTTCCTCGTCCGACACGATCGCGTCATAGATGTAGATCTCGACCTCGTCGGCCTTAGCCACGATCTTGGATTGCGGTACGCGCTCAGGACGCTTCTTGTTGCTCGCCAGGAGCTTGGTCAGGCTTTTCGACACTGGTGCCTCCATTCAGGTTCAATTTGGCGTCCGGCGGCAGGTTTTCCTGGCGGCGGACTTCGTCAATGGTCATAAACGGCTGCTCGCCGGCACGGCCCAGCGCCGTACGGTAAGCGTCGTAACGCGCCTTGATGTCGCCTTTTTCAAGTGCCGCCGTGATGTGCTCGACGAAGAAGCGCTGTCGCACCGGCCACAGTTTGCTGTTCAGTTCCTGCGCGATCGCAGTAAGGTGCCTCTGCAGTGTGTAGCGGACGAAGCCCATACCCATTTCGGAGACGCCAGAGCCCCAGGACGTAGTTTTGGTGGTGTGCCCTACCATGAAAGGCGGCACACCGAAGATGCGGCAGATCTCCTCCACTGTGAACAAGCGAGTGGCTAAAATTTCCGCGTCCTTCGAGTTTACGCTCAGCTGCGCCGGCTCCAGACCGCCCGACAAGATCAGCGGGCCTCGGCCGCCGTTCTGCGCACGAGCAATGAGCGATGCTTTCAACTGCTCAAGCTGGGCCTTATCGAGCTTCGACGCGGTCTTGAGCGCGTAATCGAAGTTGCCACCGCCGGAGAGAAACCGCCCCGTATATTCCTGCGCGGCTAACGCGGTACCGATCGCCTCGAGCGCGGCGTACGTCAGAGGGCTCGGGCTTGTCAGGCCGTCAAAGCCCAGACTCGGGAGGTGGATGATGTCTGAGCTGTCCAGAACATACATCGGTCCGTCGTCCGGGGTAATTCGGTAGTAGACATCTTTGCCGTCCTTGAACGGCTGCACCGTTTGCCGCTTGAGAGGCTTCCAGCCGCTGACGCGGTTGCTGTATGGACTTGGCCGGATCCACTCGCCGAAACCGTCGCCGTGCGACAGCTTCGACAGGATGATCGATTCCCAAGCCGCCGCCGCGGTCCAGCCGTCACTTGCTTTTTCGTTCAGCATCCACCAGTAGTCGTGGTCGGCAGTATCCCGGTCGTTGCCTTTGCGCTCGAAAAGGCCAACAGTGATGGTGCTGATTGCTCCAGCAACGAGCGACATGCACCCGTATGCCGCTGACACTCGCATTCCGGTGTCGGCAGTTACAGCCGCGCCGGACGATGATCGGTGCGCGGCACCCAGGAGGTTGGCCAGCTCGCCCATCGACATGCTGCTGCCAGAGTTCTCGCCCAGCGCCACAATGCCAGCGCGCTCCGCAGCACCTTCACGCCCGGCCATCCAGGAGCCGAGCACTCGCGATTTATGCGGGGTCGCCTCCAAGTTCAACAATTGTCCGGTCATCAATAGTCCAATACGTGAATTTCCGGCGCCGCCGCCCCGGCGGGGTTCAGCGCCATCAGCGATACCGCGCAGAATGCGGCCATCAGCGGGTCGATCTTGGCCTTGCCGCTGGCCTGCTTGGTGATCAGGATGGCGTTGCCCTTGTCTTCGATGCGCGCATTGCCGACGCACCAGGCCATCATTGGGCGGCCAGCGTGCAGCAGATCGCGGCCGGCGACCTTCCGCTCGGTGTCCTTGATGGCGCCGTTCAGTTTGTAGCCCTGCGAAATGGCGACGATCTGTTTCATATCGATGCCGCGGTCTTCCGTAATGAGCTCGTCGACGATAGCGCCGATGCCGGCCGCGTCGACCCCGATCCCTTTTTCTTCAGGAAGCAGACCCGAGTCGCGAACCCTGCAGATCAGATCGGCCACTGCTATGACGTCATCGCCTGGATGCTTGACGATGGTGAGGTCACCCTGCTTCTGGAAGTCCAACAGCCGGGGCGCAATTTCCTGTCGTCGCTTGAGCACGATCTCATGGGCCCAGGCATGGCACCACAGCAGCCACTTGCCAGTTTCTCGCTCGCGCCCGAGAACCGACAGGCCCAGCAAGTCGTCCAGGCCGCCGCCGTCGATGCCGACGACAGCGACCTCGGACCGTTCGATCAGCGTGTCCAGCGTGATGGTCTGGTCGCCAGCCGACTCCCAGAACTCGGCGCCGCCCCACCGGTCAGATCGGAGGTTCAGGCCAATCTCGATGTTCAGGTGTTTTGCCCTGACGTCGCGCACCGCGTGCTCGCCGGCCTCGGTCGCTTCCAGCAGCTTCTGCTCGATCACCTCCGCGTCCACTGAGATACCCCAGTTCGGGTTCGTGATGTACGCGTTGTCGAGATCCTCGTACGCTTTGCTTTTCAGCATGTGGTCCGGGAACTCGTAGATGATCGGCAGGAACCTAGGGTCCTTGACCTTGCCGTCACGCACCTTCCTTGCATAGCTGAGCTTGTCCAGGAACACGCCCGCTGGAGGCTCCGCCGATTGCGTCGTGCAGTAGAAGACGAAGCCTTCAGGGCGAGACGTAATGCCGCCAGTAGCCTCGGTCAGCATTGCTGCCGCCTTGCTGTTTTTGCCGAACTCGTGCAGCTCGTC